CCCTAAGGGAGGAAACATACGTGCGCATTCCAATGCGTACGAACTACAAGGAGGGCGTTATGGACACAATGCTTCGAAATCGCATCTTTGATGGGAGAATCCCGACTCATCGCCATTATATATGGCGTGGTGGCTGGGCTCCGTACTCAGGTGGCGATGACAATCTCACGGGTGATACTGTGGGATCGTTTCTGCAAGTGAGAGACAATAATAATCGTGGTTTTCGTGAAGTTCAACGAAACGGCGGTATTGTCCTCTCAGACTGCGAAATGACGAAGTGGATGAGAACGTATACCTCCGCGACAATCTACTCCCAAACCGGTCCGTCTTGGTATAGGGGTGATATTAGCGGGGACTATATTTCTCAGTGTCCTAACATGCCTAGCATGCCCAATGTGGTATTATCCTCATTGGTTGACAGTAATTCGTTGATACTTAAGGCTTACGCCAAGGTCAACAGTTCTGCCATCATGTCAGGCGAGTTGCTCAATGATTTAGGAGCAACTGTCGCAATGTTGCGACGCCCTTTCTCAAATGCGACCGATCTTCTCAGAAAAATGAGTAAGTACCGATCGTTGCATGCGGGAAAAACGGCCAAAAGCTTTAGTCGAGCCACAGCAAATTCGTGGTTAGAGTATCGCTACGGCTGGAAGCCTCTCATCCTTGATGGAAAGACTATCATCAAGGAAGCACACCGAAAACGGGATGCGTGTGAGAAGCTTCGTCTTGTAGCCCGTGCCGGGAGTTCGTCATCAGCATCTAAGACGAATACTCTAGTCGGCACAGCACTTGGTAGTACCAGTGGTAGTTATGCGGTGTCAAAAGAAGCATCGCGTAACGTAGGGGTTATCTACGACGTAAAAAGTCGTACATCGACCGAGGAAGTTGGGCAAATCTTTGGCACTCGCCTTAGAGATGTTCCAGCTACCCTTTGGGAGATCGTCCCCTACTCGTTTGTAGTTGACTGGTTTGTCAACGTTGGTGATTGGCTTCAGGCTATTACGCCTGATCCGGGAGTTTCATTCCGGGGACATTGGTGCACGACAGTGGAGAAGACCACGACCGTAAGGTCGGGCTCTGTACTGCCTAGTGGCACGGATCCGCAATACACCAACTGGTGCGGCGATTACGGCGGGGACACGATAACATCGTCATCCTTTAGCCGTACTTGTAACCAGTCAATTGCGTTCACCCCAAGTGTGAGTGCGAAAGTGCTCTCACGCTTACATCAGGCCGATGCTATGGCTTTATTGGTGCAGCCCATTCTTGGGTCACTAAGAGGCTTTAGGCATTAGCAACCTCCGGCATAACGCTGGAGAGAAAAGAAGGAGTACACCTCATGGGACTGAAAACAATGTCTCTACTCGCCACAGCTACGGTTTCCGCAACTGGTGGCACTGCCCTTGCTTTTGCTGATGATGGCATAAGCATTTCCAACGGTCTTCATCTGATGGTACCCGCAGACGCGGACTATCAGACTCGTCGTCAGGTTACGGTCAAGTACCGTCAACCTACAATCGACACGAAGACTGGCGTATACAGCAAAGATAAGAAAAGCATTTGTTTGGCTCTTCCTATCGTGTTGTCAAGCGGACAAGTGGTTTTTAACACTATCCGTATTGAGCGCGAAGTCCATCCGTCTTTATCCGCAGCTAATGCTGCCGAGTTATGTAGTCTCGGTGCACAATTGCTGACTGATGCTGACGTGACGGCTTTCTGGGCTAACGGTTCACTTTCGTGATCCGTAATGCTCCTCTCTAAAACCAAACAGGAGGAGATTGTTATGGCAAATGTGCCTAGACCGAACAAACATTCGGTCGACCAGATGATGTGGAAAGTAGCATCATCCCTAGTTAGGGACTTCCAATCTAACTTAGACGATCCGAGTTTTTGCGACTGTTACGTGCCGGTAATACACGACCGTAACTTAGCTCGGGTACGCAAGTTAGCATCTGCGGTGATTGAAGAAGATGCGCCTGTCAGATACAAGGCAGCGTATCAACTTCAGTCGTTATTCAAGAGATATAGGTTCGAAACTGACACCTATAGCGATGCCGAGTTAGTTGAAAAGGCTATCAAGTCTTTTCATGATACTCAGCGTCGGATCCGTGAACTTGACTTCGGCGCACTAGATGCAATTACTAGTGAAGTCGTTGATCATGCACGGACCTACATCGCCAAAGTTTTAGGCGTGTACAGCGATGAAGAACATCGCTCTCTCTGCAGATTTGGAAGACGGGCGTCCGTTGGAATTCCTGCGCGTATGGCTTCAGAAGCCGCGCGCTGGGAGTTACCGATTTCCGGCTCCCCAGAACAAATTTCTTGGTTTGACTCAGAAATGAGCCAGATTGCGTCTGTCCAAGATTATTGGGCAGGCATGAAGGGAAGTGACCCGCAAAGGTCCACCTACCAAGAGACGAGTTCGCTAACGCTGACGCTAGTCCCCAAGACGTTCAAGTCTTTACGTGCAATCATGCCGAATACGACGATAGGCTCTTATATGAGCTACGGTCTAGGTGAGATGATGCGTATAAGACTCAAGCGGGCAGGCTATGACATTCGGTCGCTTCAGATGAAGCACCGTGTTTTAGCTCGGGAAGCCAGCATACATTCATTGTATGTAACGGCCGACCTGTCAAGCGCATCCGATTCAATTTCGGTGCAGCTTGTTGAGCTATTGTTTCCAGCTGACTGGTTAAATATTTTGCGCCAGTCACGCATAGGGACAGTAGTTCTCCCAGATGGTTCCCGTACAGATAGTAACACCTTCTGTACAATGGGTATTGGGTACACCTTCCCGCTTCAGACGTTGGTCTTCCTGGCACTCCTCAAAGCGATCGAAGCGACTTTGTTTAACCGCTGGAATCGGCGCACTGTCAGTGTGTATGGAGACGACATGATTTATTCGTCACCAATGCACGATACTGTTGTGCGCGTATTTGAGGAACTTGGTTTCGTGATTAATCTTGATAAGACCTTTCACGAAGGCAATTTCAGGGAGTCCTGTGGTGGTGATTACTACCACGGGGTGGATGTTCGTCCATTCCAACCCAGGAATGGATCGGCAACCGTAGGCTCAAAAACCTACGAGGCAATGCTCTATAAGTACGTCAATGGTTTGTTGGCGCGCTGGTCTGAGCATGAAATCGGTAGAACATTACGGTACCTTGTCACTGAGATAGAATTACTCACTGGGAAATGTAAACTTGTTCCCTGTGACTATCCAGATGATAGTGGTATCAAATGTCCTACACTCCAACACTGGAGTTTTCTCCAGTGTTCGCAAGTTGCGTCACCCAAGCATATTGGCCATGGCGTGTACCGATTCTCCTACCTCAGGCTAGTGCCTGATGAAAGAGAGGAGGTTCGCCATGTTCCGTATTATTGGGTCGCACTGCGGGGCTGCTTCGCTGATAGTGATTCTTATAATCACGACCCTAGCGGCAGTTCTGGAAGTCCTCGAACAAATGTACAAACCGTAGTAGACTATGTTACGGGAGTACGCGAGGACGCTTCACAACTCATAACAAGAGAAGTGAAGCCGATTAAGACGATCCGGTCAGAAATTACCGGTCGTCGCCTACGCCGAACAACGACTTTTGTGACGGTAAGTCACAGCGGTCGTTACATGCGTCGGTCCGGGACCTCATGTTTTGAGGACCGCAGATAGTCGCGCTGTTACGGCGTCTATAGAAACCTCACAGGAC